AGACGATAAAGCCGTCACAACTAACATAGTAAAACTTTCTCCAGTATCTCGCCTTTTGTCCATCAATAAATCCATACATTGTTGATCCTTTTATGATGCGTGATTTAAAAATTTAGGTAAAGCCATCTTTAAATTTGGCTTGTACTCCGTTTTGTTTTGTGTGATCTGCTTTATCTCATCAAGCACTAGCGCGCGAGTTTCATCTATCACGCTGCTGACCATTTTTAAAAATTCGTCCTCTTTTCGCTTGATATTTGATAAAACGTTGATCTCTGCCTCGCTTGTCACTATGTAACAATCAACTTCTTTTTTCTGCCCATATCTATAAACACGTCTTAAAGCTTGAAAAAAGCCCTCAAAGCTATCGCTAAGGCTTGCAAATATTACGTTTTTGCAGTATTTTTGCCAGTTCATGCCAAAGCCTGCGATCTTTGGTTTTGTGATGAGTACTCTTATTTTGCCATTTGCGAAGTCACTCATCATCTTGGCTTTATACTCGTCAGTGTCGCTGCCTTTGATCTCGACTGCACCAGCTATTAGATCCTTTAGTAATTTACCCTCGTCGTTTAGCTCGCACCATATAAGATAGTTTTCATCGCTATTATTTACGATATTTGCTACCGCCTCGCATCTATCCTCTAGGCTCTCTTTTTTAGCCTCTCGTCTCTCGCTTAGTGTTTGTGCTGAGGTTGCAAAAAGTGAAGTTTTTGGCTGATGCTCGACCTCGATATGGTGCATTTTTAACGGCGGTAGTTTAAATTTAGCGTCCTCGTCTAAGCTATACCCTAGATCGCTAGGCTTTGTAAAAAACGCACTCCATGAGCTTACAAAGTGCCAAAACGGCTTTTGTGCATGACCTTTTAATATCCACTTCGATGTGTCGCTACCATCGTGAATAAAGTAGGTCGCCAGCATCTCGCTAAGGCCCATCACGTTTAAAAATTCAGTATGATTGCCTAGCTCCGTGTAGTCGTTTGGCGATGGCGTAGCGCTACAAGCAAGCTTATAAGGCGTGTGTTTAAAGCCTTCTATGATAATATCCCTACTCTTTGATGTGTAGCTTTTTATGCGACTACTCTCGTCAAGCACAACGCCTACAAACTCATCTAGGTTAAATTTATCTAGTTTTTCGTAGTTTGTAATATTTAAGCCGTTGATGACATCCTCGCTACTCTCGCAAAATTTAACTTCATAGCCTAAAAGCTCTTTGATCTCGTCGATACTTTGATGAGCAACCGCCAAAGGGGCGATGATAAGTACTGGCTTACGCTCTTTTTGCCACACTCTATAAGCCCACTCGCCTTGCATGGCTGTTTTGCCACTACCAGTCATCGCAAAAATAGCAAAATGACCTTTTTTAAGGGCTAAATATATTAAATCCTTTTGATATTCAAAGAGCGACTTATGCAAATCCTCTCTTTTTATATCAACGCTCTTAAAATTTATTCTTTTCTCTTTTGCTTTTAAAAAATCAATATAACTTAACTCACTCATTTTTTATCCTTAATGTAAGCAGCTATTAAAAAAATCAGGCAAGGATCTAATCTCGCCATCATCATCAATCAAATCCCTAATCTCAAAATGCTCCTTAAGACTTAAAGACATCATAAGTTTTGATATAGTGTTAAACTTTATATATTCATACTCTTGCCTTAATAGTTCCATCCTTTTTTTATCGAGTCTTGATAAAAAAAAGGATCTATTTATGGCATGGTATTTTTTTATATCATCCCTACACGCCTCTTTTGCTTTTAAGCGGTAAGGCTCAAATTTATCGCTCATATCAGCTCCTAAAATAAGCTTTGCTCGCTACGCTCACGAAGTGCAAGCTCGCAATTTTTACGAGCGACATTAAAATAAGATGGCTTTAGCTCGATGCCTATGCCTCTACGTCTCATTTTTAGAGATTGATAGACTTCTGAGCCGATACCAAGAAAAGGAGTAAAAACGATGTCGTTTTCATTGCTCCAAAGCTGTAAGGCACGCTCAATTACATCAAGTTGCAAAGGGCATATATGCTTTTCGTCGTTATCGTCTCTACTCCCTTTTAACGATAGAGTGTTAGACTGGTTTATATCCATCCATACTGGGCTTGCGTATCTTTGCCATACTTCGATGCTACCTCGGTTAAGGTTGCCTTTGTTCTCATCAAATTTAGCAGCGATCGGCGCTCCATCTCCTGCATAGTGATCAAATCCACCGCTTATCGGCTCAGTGTTATCACCAGGCTTTCTCATTGTGACTAAATAATCGGCTATGCCTTGCCTACACATAGCACTATCTTTTACGATCTGCTTATGCAGTAGCCCAAGCGCTTTAGTGCGTTGCTGTGCTACAACTGGATCCTTCCAGATACACACCTCAGAGTGAAAAATAAATCCCATACTCTCAAAAAGCTTTATAAGCTCGCCTCTAAAATCACGGATACCGATATAGCCATCCTTAAATTTAGAATATGGTAAATTCATGCAATGAAAACTCATCAATCGCCCACTTTTTAGCACTCTAAAAAGCTCACGAGCTAAAAACTCAAAATGTATCATAAACTCGCCTTTGTCCGAGTTGCCCATATCTCGGTCAGAGTTTGAATACGTATAAAGACTATCAAAGGGCGGAGAATAGATGATATAATGCACGCTCTCATCATCAAAGCCTTTTATCACCTCGCAACTATCGCCATTATAAATAGCATAGTCATCGGCTACTACTTGATCTAAAACGTCCATCTTACGCCCCTTTGCTCTTTATAAGCTCTAAAATCTCATCACGATCAACAAAAACACTTCTAGCAGTTACGGCGTAGCGCTTTATGATGCCTTTTTGTGCCCATTTTTTGATCGTTATGATGCTTAAATTTAGCATCACCGCCGCGTCCTTGTAGCTAATATAATTTATTTTTTCTAGTTTCATCTCTCATCCTTTAAAAAACGCTCTTTAACTCCTAAATTCTCAAAAACTACGCATATATGATTAGCTTTTGCGAATTCATACTCCTCTTTTATCCCCTTACTTTGGTCGTTATAAAGCACGTCGGCGATAAAGAGAAAATCACACTTTTTAAGCTCGTTAAAGCACATTTTCATAGCCTCATCGCGGCTTATGTTAAGCTCGCCAAACTCTAAAACTGGCACAAAAAAGCTAAATTTTGAGCTAAAGATATGCTTAGCCCTATCTTGTGCTTTGCTCGCTAAATAAAAGGCGTCGCCTACGCTAAAGCCAGCATTTAGCACCGTATCATAAGGGCTTGCGACATATACTTTAAGCGTCTTTTCACACTTTATCGCATAAGCCTCTCTTAAATGCCTAATAGATGGATACCCATCAACTAAATTTTTAAGCTCCTCTTTGCTAAACGCAAATGCTGCTTTTTGCATCTTAAACATACTTCGCCTTTTTACGCGGATTTTGTAAAAGATAAATGACGTCTATTATCTTTTAAAAAAGCCACTTGCTCGCCAAGCACACCAATATCAACGCCATAAGGATAAGCGTTGCCAGTTAGTCGGTTGATCATCTCATCCATCACCGCCACATACTCGATTAGGCGGTCGTATTCTGTGTGATCTATAAATTTATCCTTTAGCTTAAATGTAAGCTCTAGTCTGTGCCACCCTTTTAAGCTCTCATCTAGCTTTTGATGATGGTAGTTTGTTTGCTTCTCGAATTTGTCGTAAAAGCAAATTTTCTTAAGTCCATAAAAACGCTCATAGCAGGCGTTGGCGTAAATGGTACTTTTATAGCTTATGAACTTATCGCCAAAACGATTAAGACGCTTTTTAAGCCACTCTTTTGAGCTTGCTCCTGGTTGCTCATCGCATTTAAAATCGTGAGCCAAATCCCACTCATAAGGCTTAAAACGCCTTAAAAATTTACTTAGCACCTTGTAAGTCTCTTTAAAGACTTCACGGCTAGGCTGATAAAGACCTGCAAAGACCACTTTTATATAGTGGCCATAAGGCTTTTTACGCTTTTTACAAAGATCGTTTAGCTCGTTTGAATTCTCAATTACGATCATCGAGTTAGTAAGGCTCGTAACACCTCTTTTAAAGCTCACATAACGGATTTTAAATTCGTTACCAACTGGCATTATTAAGGGTTTATCGTTTTTAAATTTATCTTTCACATAAGTCGTGATCGCTTTATTTCGGTTTATGCTACGAAGCTTTGTATTAAGCTCGATCTTACGCATAAATTTTAAAAAGCTAGACTTTGAGAGGATAAAGCGATAAGCATCAATCCCAGTGCTAAAATTCAAAATCAATCCTTTTGTAACTTTTCTAGGCCTAATGGCCAACTAATACACTTTTTTTAAAGGCTCAAAATCAAAGCCGTAACGCAAAGCAAAAATAAAAGTAAGTCCATCACTCGCACTCTCTTTCTTTTTTTAAGGCCTCTTTGAGCTCGTTCGTTAGTCGCTCCAGCGTTTCAAGTGACCTTTTACGCTCATCTTTTAGCTCTTTTAAACTCTCATCCAAGCGCTCTAAATGCCCCTTAACGCTGAAAAACTGATCTAGCTTCTCTAATATCTCATAACGCATTTTTTCTCCTTTTTATGCCTCTAAAGTTGCCATCTTTTGTAAGCTCAACATCGAAGCCAAGCGCCGCCATCGCGTCTATAAAGGCTAAAATTTCGCCTATTGTTTTAGTTGTTATATGCACTTAATAACTCCTCTGCCTCTTTTTGATCTACTTCTCGCAAGCTGCCATCTGGTAGCTTTAATACGCTATCTTTGATATAAAACACCGCGCCATTTGATCCGCCACTTATCTGAGCGTTTGATGACTCACGCCAAGGGATATTGTCATCATCAAGCACTTTGGCCATACGGCGGCTAACGTATTTTGTATTGCCTCTATTTACTTTCATACCTTTTTGGCTAAAGTATTCAGTCATATTTAGCCCTGTTTTGTCATATATCATCATCGGTAGGGTCAGCATCTAGTACTCCTTCCTTAACTCATTTATCATTATTAAAATTTTTGTTTTTCTAATCTCTGCTTTTGCTTTTGTTTTGCTAGCCTCTTTTAAGTCGGCTTTATACATGGTGATAAGCTCGTCTAAGCGGTCGATCTTGCGCTTTAGTCTCATCCACTCGCTATTTGACATAAAAGAGCAAAGCGAAAAAGTCTTATTTTTTAGCTCTT